TGACCCAACTGATGGGCGTGACCAGCAATGGTTTGTAAATGAATTGAAGAATCAAGCCATGGATACATACAAACCATTTGCCCAAGGAATTAAAGATGGGCGCGATTTGTACTCAATGACTAACAATTACCGCACCAAAATGGCAGGGCTTCTTGAGACTGATGCAAGTAACATTAGTTGGAAAGATTTAATGGGCAAGGTAGTAGACCCAGCCACAGGTAATGCTCGTGTTGAATCAGAGTTTATTAAACAAATTAAACAAGACCCACTTTGGCAGACAACAAAAAATGCAAAGGAAACCTACTCCAACATGGCACTTGACTTGATGAAGCAGTTTGGATTTGTGGGATAATGGCAACTAAAATTCCAGCAGGACAATCACCTTCTACACCCCCACCTGCTACACCTAAACCTGTGGTTGTAACCAATCCTTTAAACTACTTGGGCATTCCAGGAGGACAATCACCAGCAACATTGCTACCTAAAGCACCTAAGGTTCCTGTCTCATTAGGTAGCACTCCTATGCCTACACCTATTGCTGGACAAACACCTTTACAACCAGTTGCTGCTGCAACCGCAACACCTCCTCCTCCACCACCTCCACCTAATGAAACTGCAGTAACAGGTAAAGTTCCTACCGTAGATGAGGCTGTTGCTAAAGCGCTTGCAGAATCTAATGCTGCTTGGCAGGCTAAATATGATGCATTAACTTCACAAAACACAGCAACTAATAGAGCAAATACCACAACAGCATTGCAAGATTTTACTGCTTCTCTTAATGCTGCAGGCTTGGGTGATTTAGTAAGTGTACTTAATTCTTACATTACTCAAGATAAAACCTCAGCCCAAATTGCAATGGATATTAAAAAAGAACCAGCATATAAACTACGTTTTCCAGGTATGGATAAACTTGCTGCTGCTGGTAAGGCTGTTAATGAAGCCACATACATTTCAATGGAACGTGGAATGATTGGCATACTTAAGGCTTATGGTCTTGATGATAAAGTATTTGGTACCACTGCAAAACTTGGTGATGTAATTGGTGGGCTAGTATCAGTTACTGAATATGAAACTCGCGTTTCAAATGCTGCTGACCACGTTCAAAAGAACCCAGATGTTCTTGCAGCCCTTCATAATTACTATGGCGTTGATACCGCTGGCGCTATTTCATATTTGCTTGACCCTACTACGGGTATGGATATTGTTAAGAAACAAGTTCGTGCCTCTGAAATTGGTGCTGCTGCAATAGGCGCTGGATTCAAAGGATTAGAAGGTCAAACCAATCGTGGTGTTGCAGAATCATTTATTAACATTGCTGGCACCGCTGACCTTAATTCACTTAAAGAATCATTTGGTAAGGCAAGAGTTCTTGCTGATACCCAGGCTCGTTTAAGTGGTATCGAAGGCAAAACATACAATGAACTTGATGCAGTCACTACCGTATTTGGTGACCAAGCACAACAACTTGAATCACAAAAACGTGCAGCACGTGAAGCAGCCCGCTTTGGTGGGCAAGGGTCAAACATAACCCGCATTTCATCTGGCATATAAATAGAATCCTTACCTGACCCACCAGCCCAGGTAGGCGTATAAGACTGGTAGCAATAGCCAACATGGTTCCCCCAAATTATGTTGTGGATTGCGAATACAACGACAGATAAGGGAGATAGGTAGATGGCTACCAATTATGACGAAGATGACTACTTAGATGAGGACCAACCTCAAGATGTAGTCCAGCAGTTACGCAAAGTAAATCGCACACTTGAAAAGCGCCTTAAGGAACTTGAACAAGAAGCGAACACTTTGAAAACTCAAACTCGTCAGCGCACCGTAAAAGATGTGTTGACTCAAAAGGGTATAAACCCAAAGGTTGCAGCGTTCATCCCTCAGGATATTGAAATCACTGAGGATGCCATTTCAGGATGGCTTGATGAGTACGGCGACGTTTTTGGAATTAAGACAGAAGAAGCACCTAAGGAAAATACTTCCGCTTCTAATGCCAACCCAGCGTTACAGGCTCAAAGGCGAATCAATGATGTTGTATCTAGTGCACAGGCTCCGGTCTATGACGAAGATGTTGCAAATCGAATTGCCAATGCTAAAAACGCCGATGAACTCAATGCAATTATGGGTGTGCAGTCTTACAACTAACACACAACTACCAATCACCAGGAGGTGAACCCGCATGGCATACACAGACTCATCTGCATTAGCAGGTCTTGTCAAAACAGCGTATGACCGTTATGTTGAGTTTGCGCTTCGTGCTCAGCCACTGATTCGTTCAGTAGCCGACAAGCGCCCTGCTCAACAAGCAATGCCAGGTTCAAGCGTTGTATTCTCACTTTACAACGACTTGGCTGCAGCAACATCTGCACTTTCATCAGAAACTACAGACCCAGATGCAGTGGCATTATCAGACGTGACCACAGTTGCAGTGACTCTTTCCGAATACGGAAACGCATCACTTGTAACCCGTAAGTTACAGTTGTTCTCACTATCCGATGTTGACCCTGCAGTCGCAGACATCATCGCGTTTAACATGGCAGACTCCCTTGACAAAATTGCAATGGAATCTCTACGCCAGGGAACAAACGTTATTTACTCAGCATCATCAACTGCTCGTACATCAACAGCAACCGTTTCAGCCACTGACATTATCAAGGCTGCAGACATCCGTAAGGCTGTTGCTAAACTCCGTTCCAACAAGGCTGTTCCTCGTGAAGGAAGCCTTTACTGGTGCGGTATCCACCCAGAAATTTCACACGACCTACGCGCTGAAACCGGCGCAGGCGGATGGAATGACATGCACAAATACGCAGAGACTGGCACAGGACAATTCTGGGCTGGCTCAATCGGAACATTTGAAGGTGCTTTCTTTGTTGAAACCCCTCGTATGTACCGTGGCGTAGATGGTGCAGACCTTACTGCTCTTGCAACAACTGCCGTAACTGTGGCTGCAGCATCTGCTGCTGTTACTTTCGGTGTTGCATCAACCTCTGTAATCGCTACTTCTGCAGAAACAGGAGACAAGATTGCAGGAACTGGTGTCGCTTCTGGTGCAAAGATTGTATCTTTGTCAACCACCGGCACCACCACAACCATCACAGTTGACACAGCACACAGTGCTGCTGTCACAGCAACAACCGTAATTACAGTAACTCCTGTAACCGCTAACTACCGCACAATCCTTGCTGGAAAGCAAGCACTTGCTGAGGCTGTAGCGCAGGAGCCAAATGTTGTTATCGGACCTGTCGTTGACCGCTTGATGCGTTTCCGCCCAATCGGTTGGTACGGAGTCCTTGGATTCTCACGCTACCGTGAAGCAGCCCTTTACCGTATTGAGTCAGGTTCTTCAATCTCTGGCTAATACGCTAGTAGTGCGGGGAGGCAATCTTCGGCTTGCTTCCCCCCTACACAATAAGGAGAATTAAATGGCTCAGTATCAATTTGTAACACCAACAGTTAAAGAAACACCTATTGCCTGGGATAGATTATTTATCCGCTATGGCATACACCGTGGCATATCAGTTTTAATGGTTGATGGTGTATACTCATCTTATCGCTTTCCTGCTCAAACAGATATAGCAATGTCATCTGAACATTACTTAGGCGGGCATACATACATAATTGATGAGGAAACAAAGAATCGTCTTACCAATGCTTCCATCGGCGGTAACTATGGAGATTACATAACAGCGATATGAGTCATACACATATAAACAAAGTATTAGAATCTGGTTACAAATTAGTAGATGGTGACATGCTATTTACTGTCAAATTATATGGTTGCACAAGTTGCGACTTGACATCAATTGAGCCACTGCCAATTGAAGATGATGTTTTTATTAACCACAATGAATGTGGTCCAGACTGTTTTGGATGTAAGGCTCGCTTGCTTCAACTATCCCCAGGTGATGCAGCGGCTAACAAAGGTATGTCAGCAAAAAAATGGGATGCCGAACTTAATGCCTACGCATCAGCCCGTAAGCAAGGTATTCAACCAGCAGGAACTTCTATGAGAACTATTGAAGATGCTTTAAAGAAATCAGACAAAGCGGGCAAAGCATTTGATGCAAGCACAAACGGGTATAAGGGGTAAACATGACTGCCATTGTAGGTATTCAGGGAAAGAACTGGGCGGTAATCGCATCAGATTCCATGACTACCTATGACGACAAACCGTACTATGCAAAAGGTATGGATAAAGTTATTAGAAAAGGTGACTATGTATTTGCCTTTGCAGGCGATGCCATTGCTGGCAACATAGCACAATTCTTATGGACTCCCCCAAAAGTAATTAAGAATATGCCATTAGATGTTTTTATGCAGACAAAAGTATTGCCATCATTGCGAGAAACAATGATTGAAAATGGCTACCAAAGAGAAGCAATTAAAGACCCCGATGCTGGCTTTGATGCCCTCATTTGTTTAGATGGAATCATATACGAAATAGATGACAGTTACCTATGGTCACGAGATGACCGCGGTTTGTATGCCGTAGGTAGTGGAGGAAACTTAGCCCTTGGTGCATTAGCCACTGGCTTTAGTAAGAACTCCATAAGAGCAGCCGAGTTTGCTGCTCGTAGGGCAATCAAGATTTCTGCTGATTACTGTACTAGTGTCGGCGGAGAAATAAAGGTAATCACACAAAAGGGGAATGAAATGGCTGCAATGAAAAAAGTTTCACCAGCAATGAAGAAGAAGGCTTATGCAATGGCTGAGAAGGCTGAACCAAAGGCTGCAAAGGCTAAAGAGATGAAGGCTGGCATGGCAATGATGATGAAAAAGAAAGGCAAGTAATCATGTGTGCAACTTGTGGATGTGGTTCAAGTGAAGTCAACCAAGACAACAACTATGGAACAATTAACCCTTATGGCATTGGCGGGCGGGATGTTAATACGCCTCCTACTGAACTTAAAGGCAAAAAGTAATGGCGCAAGCCAAAAAGGGAATGGGTTTCACTGCTGCTCAGAAGAAGATTGCAAAGACCCAGGGGATACCAATGAAAAATGCGGGGGCGATTCTTGCTTCGGGTGCCCGCAATGCCAGTGGTGCTGCTAAGAAGGCTAATCCAAATCTTAAGAAAGTAAAAGGTAAGTAATGGCACAATCACCAGCATGGCAACGTAAAGAAGGCAAATCACCTACGGGTGGATTAAATGCAAAAGGGCGTGCATCTGCCAAGGCTCAAGGTTCAAACTTAAAGCCACCTGTCAAATCTGGTGACAACCCACGCAGAGCAAGTTTTCTTGCTCGCATGGGTGGTATGCCTGGTCCTGAACGCAAACCTAATGGTGAACCTACGCGCTTGTTGCTATCGCTTCAAGCGTGGGGTGCATCATCAAAGTCAGATGCTAAATCAAAGGCTGCCGCTATTAGCAAACGAAACAAAGGAAAATAATGGCTAAAAAAGAAGTATGGGATAAACCAAACCCTAATAAAAAATCTACACCATTATCTTCCGCTGCTAAAGCATCAGCCAAGGCTGCTGCTAAAAAGGCTGGTAGAAAATATCCCAATCTTGTAGACAACATGAGGGCAGCACAGAAGAAAGGTAAATAATTATGGCAACAGGATATGCAGGAAGTACACTTGTAGCAGAGTTGAATAGGCTTGCCAATAGTGGCACCTATCCAGCGCGTACAGCATTTCTTGAGGAAGCAGGAGCAGCCTGCAAGTGGGCTGGGCTTTCTGGTATTTATGAAACCGTGCATGCTCTTAACATAAAACAAGGTATTACCGACCCAGCAAAGATGTATGGCTTAAATGCTATCTGTAATTTATTGGCTGGAACAGAAGGCAAATCAGCCGTGTCAGCCCTAAGGAGCATTGACGTATGAGTACCCTTGAACAACTTACAGAGCGTGTTGATTCATTGCTCCATGGTTACAGTCTTAATACAGAATCAACTACTTGGCTTACGGGTGCTGTTACTACAACAACTCAAACAAGCATCTCAGTCAATGATGCTAACGTTGTAAGCCGTGGCTTTGTGCAAGTTAACGATGAAGTTATGTATGTTAACAGCACAAACAATATTGATAATATCCTTACCCTTGCTCCTTGGGGTCGCGGGCAACGTGGCACAGTGGCTTCTAGTAGCCATGCCAATGCATCAAAGGTTACAGTAGCCCCACTATTTCCACGGTATGAAATTAAGAAGGCTATTAACGACACTCTTAATGCTATGTACCCATCAGTATTTGCTATTAAGCAATATCAATTTAACTATATTGCAGCACGAACAACCTACGATATTCCAGATGAAGCACAAAACATTCTTTCTGTAACACACTCAGTCATTGGTCCATCTAAAGAATGGCTACCAGTTAGAGCGTGGCAAATTGATAGAACTGCTAACCCAACAGCCTTTGGCGATGGCACAGCATTTGGTCACTCACTTGGTATCTACTCACCAGTGGTACCTGGTCGCCCTGTTAACGTGGCTTATTCAGCCCGCCCAACACTATTTGATTTAACTACTACTGCTGACCAAGAGTATGCAACTGTAACTGGTATGCCTAACTATTCAGAAGATGTAGTTATTTATGGTGCAGCATTTCGTATGATTTCTTTCCTTGACCCATCACGCCTTGGTCCATTATCTGCAGAAGCAGATGTTCTTGATAACCAGCGTGGAGCACGAAGCGGAGAAAATGCAGCACGCTTCCTGTTCAATATCTACAACACTCGTCTTAACGAAGTGGCGGATAACCAACGCCGTCAATTCCCTATTCGTTCACACTACCAGAGATAGCAGGTAAACCATGGCAGCAGGCGACCCAGGTACACGAAAGCGCAATTACTCCGCAACAGCAATCGAAACTACGCTAGTTAACTCAATGTCAGCAGCAGCACAGGGTGACACTCTTACTGGCGTTAGTGTTGTTTCTGTTAGCGGTTTTCCCAGCACTGTTCCGTATACTCTAATTCTTGACCCAGACGGGTCTAAAGAAGAAGTAGTCACAGTAACGGCTGCTGCTTCAACTACCTTAACTATTACCCGTGGGCAAGACAGCACACAGGCTCAAGCACATGCTGCTGGTACATCTGTACGCCATGGTATTTCAGCGCGTGAATTTAGAGAGTTACAAACTCACATTTCTGCCCGTGGTTATGACACAGATTCATCAATACTTTCCGGTGTTGACACCCACGTTCACGGTATCCTTACTGCCGAAGGTGATGTAGTTGGTACAGCCAAGGCTCAAACTCTTAGCAATAAAACTTTTAGCGGTTCATTTACTTCTAGTGCTGCTACCTTTGTAAGCCCAACAATCACCAGCCCTACCATCAGTGGCTCTCCAGTAATCACTGGTTTATCTAGCGCAGGGATGAGTACATCTAGTGCAACACCAAAATCTTATGTTGATGCAATCCTTGGTTCAGCAACCTCTGCCTCTACAAGTGCCACCAGTGCTGCCACAAGCGCAACATCTGCTGCCACTTCCGCTACAAGTGCTTCAACCAGTGCATCAAGTGCAGCCACAAGCGCCACTTCTGCAGCAACAAGTGCTTCCTCTGCACTAACTTCACAAACTGCTGCTGCTACAAGCGCTACTAGCGCTGCAACTTCTGCAACCGCTGCGGCTACCTCTGCCACAAGCGCTTCTACATCAGCATCATCTGCTCTTACATCTCAAACTGCTGCTACAACATCAGCCACAAGTGCTGCCACATCAGCAACAAGTGCAGCAACATCAGCATCTTCTGCTGCTACCAGTGCTGCTGCTGCTGTTACCTCAGCAACATCTGCTTCTACTTCGGCATCATCGGCTGCTGCATCTACCAGTGCTGCTGCCACCTCTGCTGCGAGTGCAT